ATAAAGGATTAGGTCCTTCATTAACTTATCAATTTAGCGGCTCATTAGATAGTTCTACTTTTGTATCAGGTAACGGTACAGGAGCTTTATCTACAACAACTCCTAGTAATACACCGGTACTAGGTAATAGATTTAATAATAATAACGATGCACATGATGCAGGATTTCATTCAGATGCAATTTTTGGTAGAAGTGATTCTCCTATATTTGAATTTGATGTAGTAGCTGGTTCTACAAATCCAGGTACTGCTATTGGTTTATATAAAGACACGCCAAGTGGATTTGGTAGGGGTGAAATGTCTCATGCTGTTTATATGCATCATAACGGACAGTTTAGAATCTTTGAAAACGGTACTCAAATAGCTAACCAGACTGCGTTAATGGGCACCACAGCCGCTCAATGGACTAACGATACAGATTTCTCAGATAATCAACAATTTAGAATCCGAATTAGATTATTACCTACAGGAGCTAGATATACAGTATTTAAAGATGGTAATTTTATAACACCATTATTCGTTTACGATTCTATATCAAACGGGGTTACCGAAGCATTTGTAAGACCTGGAGCTAGTATTTTTTATTCAGCTACTAATAAACAAGTTCTTTTCCAAGCAATGGCTGGAGGTCATAGTTTAGGTAATACTACTAAGATTGCTGGTGATATGATTCAAACAGGACTTATTAAGTCTAATAATCATTCAGGTACTTCAGACGGTTCTGCTATGTCTTCAGATGGTATGGCTATTGATTTAGATAAAGGAGCAATATCTTCTAAAAACTTTAGAATTTCAGGTAGCGGTGATGCTGTATTCTCAGGTACTATGGAAATAGGTGGTACTGCTCTAACAGCAGATAATACTCTAAACTCTAACACAAATGCTTCAGATGTTAGCGGTTTAGCAGCAGTAGCTACTTCCGGAAATGCAGCAGATGTAGGATTAGGAAATGTAGATAACACTTCAGATGCCACTGTATTAGGTAATGCTGCGACAGCAGCAAATGAGGCAGATAAAGACGAAGGATCAGTTGGAGGATGGACCATAGATAGCTCTGCTATATTTTCAGGAACAAAAGATACTAACGGATACACAGGAGGAGGTATTACTCTTAATAGCGGTGGATCCATACATACTAAAAACTTTTACATTGATACATCAGGTAATGCATTCTTTAAAGGTCATGTAGAAGCTTCTTCAGGTAAAGTAGGTGGAGTAGATTTAGGTACTGATAAGATGTTCATTACCAACAACTCAAACGGCATCGGAACTCATGGCAGCTCTACTACACCGTTTTTTGTTAATGATCAAGGAGAATTTAGTTTAGGAGATTCATTAGTATTTGCAAACGGTAATTTATCTATTGCTGGTAATCTTTCAATATCCGGATTTGCAACTGACAGTGAGTTATCAACAGCAGCAAGTAATGCAGTAACAAGTGGTTCAAACGCAGCAGATAATGCCTTACTTTCTTCTTCCTTGGATTCTATTGACTTAGTTGCATCAAGTAATATTGAAGTTAAAGGTAGAACACTACGTAAAACCGGCGGTTCAAATTGGGGCGAACAAGTTTATAGTAATACTTCTTATACCGACGGGGCAATTGCTTCCTTTAAAATAGGTACCCCAGCATCAGGTAGAAGAGTTATGGCAGGGCTAAACTCCGATCCAACTACTAATGCTTCATTTACTACTATAGACTATGCATGGTATGTTAATCAAACATCAGGACAAATTTACGAAAGCGGTAATAGTAGAGGAACATTTGTTTCAACTTTAAATGCTGGAGATAAGTTAAGTGTAGGATACGACGGTGAACAAATTAAGTACTACCATAATGGTACGGTAGTAAGAACAGTAGATGGCCCACTTAATGAGAGTTTCCATTTAGATTCTTCTTTTCACGGTAATACCACAAATCCTATAATAGAATGGTTTGATTTCAGTCCAGCCGGACAAACCAACCAATCAAATAAAACAGCCGGACACGTTGGAGGATGGAATATAGATTCAGATGCTATCTTCTCCGGTACTAAAGATACAGATAAGTTTACAGCAGGAGGTATAACTATTTCTTCGGGAGGTTCTATTCACACTCCTAATTTCTATATATCTCAATCAGGTGATGCTGTATTTAGAGGACTGGTACAAGGTAGTGCACTTACTGGTAGTTTGGTAACAGGTACAAACATTGTAGGAGGTAATATAGAAGGTGGTAGTATAATAGGGGGTAATATAAATGTCCCGGTTGCAGGAACAGGATCTAAATTTTCTGTTGATTCCGAAGGTATAATGTCAGCTGAAGATGCTACTATTATAGGTGAAATTACTGCTACTGCAGGTCGAATAGGTGATTGGATAATAGATGAAAATACTAACGCTTTAAGAGACGACAACAGTGAAATAGTATTTGAGCCTAATATCCCTGAAATTCAAATGTACTCAGGCAGTTCTAAAAAAGTTATTATTTCCCCTCTTGGAGAACTTAGCACAATATCCGGAACTACTACATCAGTTAGTGTAGCAGATATTCCAAATACAGGTGGTAACTGGAGTAGTCTTACATCTTCAGGTACGTCTATCAATCCTCTGTACGGTGTTGTAGGAGCAGCTACATCTAGTGTAACAGGTCCAGATGCATCATCAGGCACTACCACCTTTACAGCACCTTCAGCAGGTGATTATAATGTACAGTTATCAGTGCCGGCCTTTACAGTAAAAGATCCAGGAGCAGCAGCGACTGGTACGGTAAGTGACCCATCTTATAACGCTTCTTATTCAGGTCAAAAACACGGATTTATAAATCCTCGTAGATCATTTGCTAGAGCCGATTTATACTTATGTGCTTTCGATAACTCAAATAATGATGAATTAGGAGAAGTTTTAATCGGTACTGCATACACTTTTGGTAGTATAACATCATATAACTATAAAGAAGCAACCGGTACCTCAGGTGGTAGTAGTTCTGGTGGTTATTCATCTGGTGGTTCAGGAGGCGGTTCTCCACTAGATTTCTTATCTAACTATATATTATCTGTAGATGAAGATTCTTTGATAACGTTAGGAAATGGAGATACTAAATTAGCTAAAGATTTAACTACTGACGATGAATTAAAAGTTTGGGACGATGTAAATCAAGACTTCGTAAGCCTACCTCCTTCTTCTATCAAAAAAGGAACTAAGAATGAATACTTTAAAGTCAAAGTTGGTGAAAAAGAAATAATAGTATCTCCAGGTCACGAGTTCTGGGTAAACGGCGGAGAAGCACTTCCTGTTGAAAGTATTAATCCTGGGTATACTAAACTTTATGTTGATAATGGGGATAGTATAGAACTTCAAACTGTTACTTCTAGGGAATTGATTAAGGAAGAAGTTAATGTTGTATCTATTAAAATTCCACCTCTGGTTAATTATTTAGCTAATGGTATACTACACCACAACCCTGCAACGTTTACTTGGAGTAATCAAGCTTACGGTAATACCGCTTCTACTAGTGGTAGAGTAACACAAGGAGCAATTGCTAACGATACTTTTATTCTTCCAGTTTCTAAAGCAGCAACAGTTAAGCTTAGGTATAAATTTAAAATAACAGCTATATCAGCACGAAGTCATACAACTAATGCTGCAGGTACTACCACTTATTCAGAAAGTACTTTTTCAATAGCTGCTAGTAGAGCTAATACCTTTACTAGTACGTTAGCATATGATAATTCTGTACAAGTTTCTATACCTAACAACTTCGTAGAATTAAAAGCAGGAGGTCTGCAGATTGTATCTGATTCAGATAAATTTGTAAGAGCACCAAGATTAGCTGCTGGTCTTACAGGTAAACAGACCATATTTAACGTAGTAGGAGGTAATTTAGTTTCTGACGATCTTCATCCTAATACATCAAGTACTAGTGCTTCAACAGGTTTTGACTTAGGAGCTTTATCAGCTAGGTGGAGATACTTATATGTATTTTCTATTGGTGCAAGAAATAATATAACTGCTTTCTCAACATCTGCAGCTTCTGATATAAGATTAAAGAAAAATATTAGACCTATTACCGGTGCGTTAGATAAAGTACTTAATCTCGAAGGAGTATCGTTTGATTGGAAAGAAAAAGAAAAAGGAAGTTCTATTGGGTTTATAGCACAAGATTTTGAAAAACATTTACCTGAACTGGTAAAAGAAGATACGTTGAATGCTTTAGATGACGATATTGATAATGTAAAATCTATAGACTATTCTGCAACAGTAGCAGTACTTACTGAAGCTATAAAAGAATTAGCAGCTAAAGTCAAAGAGCTAGAAAAGAAGTTAGAATCTAAAAACTAACTACTATGGCACTACAAACATCAGGAGCAATTTCTTTAAACCAAATTCATATTGAAGCAGGTGGTACCAATGAATCTACTGTTTCTATGAATGATTCTGATATTAGATCTTTAAATGAAGCATCAGGTAAAACTATTAACAATAGTGCTAATACAACCATTGATTTTGATGATTTTTATGGAGCTTCAGGAGGCTTTGGTGGACCTGGTGGAGGTAATAATAGTGGTTGTATCCCTTACGGTATACCTGTCTTAATGGCTGATGGTACCTACAAAAATGTAGAAGACCTGGTAGCTGGAGATATAGTACAGGCATATAATATAGATGGCTTAGGATTTAGTGAAGACTGGTATGGATGGAGTACAACATCATTCAACGGAACAGCTTATAATTCACAAGTAGTAGCAAACCCAAAGGCCGTATATACTAGGTATTATTTAGTTAATAATACACTGAAGGTAACTAACGAACATGCTGTGCTTATAAGAAGAAATGGAACTACATCGTTCGAAGCAGCTAGAGATATTGCTGTTGGAGATCAAATGCTCAATGAAAGTTATGAGTGGATTGATATAACTACTATAGAAGAAATACAGGAAGAAGTTCAGGTAGCTAACCCAGATGTAGAGAATGTAGATAACTATTTTGCTGCTGGTTTTTTAGTTCATAACCCAGGAACAGACTTACAAAAAGATGATGACGACGACGATGATGATGATGATCCTGGTGACGGTCCTGGAGGAATTCAATAATAATGATCTTTTTGTTGGGACTCTTAATTTAATTTCTTATATTTAAAGATTATGGTAACAGTACCCGGTTGGACATATAGAGGGCATATAGTTAATGATATATCAGATATGCCTGAAGGAACGTACGGTTTTATTTATGAAACTACATATAAACCTACTAAACTAAAATACTTAGGTAAAAAAGTTCTCTTCTTTGAACGCAATAAAAGATTAGGTAAGAGAGCTTTAGAAGCATTAAGAGAAGAAAGAAAAGCTAAAGGTATAGGAGGTAGAGTACCCCTCAAACAAAAAGTTATTACAGAATCTGATTGGAAAGATTATTACGGTTCCCATAAAGAAATACTTAGATTAGTTAAAGAAGGTTCTCCAATGGACTTTGAAAGAAGAATATTACACTACGTTCAGAATAAAAAGCAATTAACATATTTTGAGTGTAAATACCTATTTATAAATGAAGTACTAGAGCAAGATGGCGTCTATATCAACGACAACGTTTTAGGAAAATTTTACAGAAAAGATTTCGTACTATGATACAAATAAAAGAACTTATAGGATACCCGTCATTAAAATACCATTTAGATAATGGTCTAACTTTATCTGAGCATGTCTACCGTTATAGCTCTGATAGCTTTATACAATTATTTAAAGAAGCTAGAGAAGCATGGAGAGACGGTAAAATCGAACTCAACGAACAAGATACTTTATTATTAGAAACTACTGATATTGGAGAGTATGGAGATTATAACGGTATGAGAGTACCTTTAGATTTACCTATGGTATCTCCAAACTACAATCCAATGTTTGAAATCGGCAACTTAATCGATGAGATGATCGAAGATGAGAATACTATCGACGAGGCTGCTTCTATAGAAGAAATGATTGATTTTGAATTAATAAAAGAATTAGTAGAATCTATCGGCGGTCAAATGAATATGGATAAGTTTAGAAAAGCTGTTCAAATTCAAAACGAAACTTTCGATTACAACGGCTTTGAAATGTTAAAAGCTTCTGTGGATTATATACCAGAAGCAGAGTATAGAGGTAAAAAAGTTAAACTTAATAAACCTAAAAGAGGCGGTTCTAAAAAATTCTACGTTTATGTTAAGAACCCAAAAACAGGGAATATAAAGAAAGTATCATTTGGTGACACAGGTCTTTCAGTTAAGTTAAAACAAAGAGGTGCTAGAGCATCATTTGCCGCTAGACATAAATGTGCACAGAAAAAAGATAAAACTAAAGCCGGTTACTGGTCTTGTAATATCGGTAGATATTGGAAGTCATTAGGGGGAAGTTCTAACTTCTCAGGTTACTGGTAAAAACTA